CACATGAAAAATTACTTCTAATAGACTATGTTTCAACTATTTCAAAGACCGACTTGCCCGCTTTTACGGGACAGTAGTGAAATGACGTATAAAAAACGAACCGATGAAACGAAATAAAAGTATTATAGACCGCTATTTCGACTATATGCGGGATAGCTGGTGCGAAGAAGAGTGCCGCACGATCTTCGGCACACGGGCTGCGAGCGTGTGGAAAGTGTGGTGCCGAAGTATTGCACCTGACCTGTACGGTGGAGCCCGACGATTCTATGTCGCTCTCGATAGAGACAACCGACGGCTGTTGATCGAGCACATTGCGTGTGCTGTTCGAGAACAGGACGAGGAATGCCCTGCTAAGGAGTCGAGTGTCCTTGTTTGCGAAAGATGCGGCTCGCGTGAGATACAGATGATGGCGTGGGTCGATCCTAATACGTTGGAGTATGTATCCTCGATAGACGCGGATGCTGACGATCAATGGTGCGACGCGTGTCAGGAGCATGTATGGTTTTGCTCGCTCGAAGAGTTCGGAGATAACCTCGATGCCTGGTGGTTAGCAGTGGACTTCCCGAAAATGGAACGGATTACGGGATTGTCTGCGGCGAATTATCCGGCGGATGACGGGGGACAAGCGTTCCTCGATGCCTGCAACGCCTGGTGGAAAGCCCTCGACTATGAACGAAAACGGGCTATTTGGATGGAGAACGACCAGAGTCGGACAGAACAGCACAGCGAAGACGAGAGCGAAGATTATTGATTGTAGAACCGTACCCCGAGATCGGCATAGTGGGGCAAGGGTACCACGGTCCTTTTCCGCTCCCCGAAGAAGTGCAGCAGTTGTTTCCAAGTTTTGCCGAAGGGATAGTAATCTTACGGTCAAGATCAATTCTTCTCATCGACATTTCCTTCGCTACTACACACTTACTACTATAATGATCGGTCAGGAAGTAACGTACCTCCGAATTTGTACTGTCATTACATATCTAAGAACTCTCAATTATGTGAATATCATTAAGGGGAAGTTTAATAAATCATTGAAAATGAAAATACTTCTGTCAGAATCCATTCTGACAGGGGAAAAGAGAAAACATTAAAATTGGAATTATTATACAGCCCCTTTAATTTTTGTTTTTCAAACTTGTATTCAGTTTTATTTTTTGAGTCTTTCTAATCGAAATTTCTCTTTTGATGATTTGCTCGTACGCAAGGTTGTTGGCGGCACTGCGGTTCATTTCGTAATTATAGTGGTTATCATTTTTATTACTTATGTCATAACAAATCCTTCCGACAGCAGTTTATCCAATATTTAGTCACCTATCTCGAACCTTTGATTAAAGAATGAACCATAACCCGAATTACTACCGATATTGAGTGTAATACAACAAACGCCACCGCATAAATCCCTGCGGCGGCGTTTGTGTCAATGAACACCGGAAATTGTTTAATCCTTATAGGAATATAGTATTATCTTTCTAAATACTTCTTTCTCTGGTGGTATAGGCAAATCCACTTTGTATAAATCTTGTAGCAAAATATTGTGTTGCCTGTATTTTATTTCTTTTGCTGTTATATTTATCAATTTACGGCCTTTCATTATATAACGGTACTCAGAAAATTTATCCGGATCGAGACAGAGGTTGATACTCTCTTTCTTAGATCTAAATACAGGAACATCAATGGGCTTAAATCTCAAAGAACACCACTCATTATACAGAGACCGAACCGTATCGGATGAGTTATTTTCACCCAACAGATCAAGTTCTTTCTCAATCTGTTCATCATCTAGGTTTGTATTCTCCCTAATATAATCCGTTAAGTACAAGAAAGTACTGCTATATACAAAGGGAGTCAAGACTAATGTATCTCCGTTTATCCTGCAAGCCCCGTATTCAGCGGATGAACTTCCCAAATGATTACTTTCCATGAGCACAAAGGATCTATTGAGCGTATCAAAAAAAAGGTATACAAATCCTTTGATTACGGAAGGTCCAAATTCTCGGTAATACAGAAACGCACTATGATTGTATGGGGGTAAAAACGAAATGTGTCAAAATAGAAGACAGCATTAAGAGGGTAAAACCAATGTAAAACAGAGAGATAAGCACAAAGTAACCTCGGACGGTTGCGCGATCGAAATGCGACAAAGCTGTTACTTTTGTGTTACATCCGGAGGCATTTGAACGGTCTGTTCAAGCGATAAATGTTACATGCCCTTAAACAGTTCCGGAAATGGGCTAAAATACGGCGGTGAAAGATCCGCATCGAGAAACCAAAAACCCCGTCAGAAGCCAATATAACGGCGATTCTGGCGGGGTTTCATTATGGGCGGTCGGGATGGTGTGACGGCAAGGTGTTCAACCGTTCAAACCAGTGTTCAAACGGCTAAAAATATCCTTTCAAACGACCATATCGGTAAGAGCAACGATATGGTCAGTTTTTTATTTAGATGTTCATTTAGATGTTCATTTAGATGTTCAATCAACGCCATATCTAAAAAACGAAAAGTTATTATAAGATGTTCGTTTAGATGTTCATTTGGAGAGTAGCTACAGGTGTATTGGAGTAGGTATAGAGACATTTTGGGTGGTCTTTTTGGGGTGTATGGAACTATTCGAGGGGGGTATATTCCCAATCACGAATAAATACACATATATATAATGGGCTAATACATAAATAATTCGGAGCATCCGATCGTGACGGATACCCCGAAAAGCGTGTGTGTGACGTTTATATAGCGATCAAAAAAACTTCTTTGCGCATCCAAGAACTGCCCAAACGCCCATTATCAATCTTTTGTCGAGTTCTATCGTGTCGAAATCTTTATTTATCGGTTCCAAGAGGACTTTTGCAGGATCCTGGGCCTTTCGAATCCGTTTGACTGTACGGTATTCATTGGTCATAATACCGTATATCTCTCCATATAATAAGTAAGACTGCCAATCCTCGACCTTTCGCAGGGCGATGATATCTCCATTGCTGATCAGCGGTTCCATCGAGTGCCCGGTGATCCGTGCCCAACTGTCAGCCCTATTGTATTGAGGAAAGTCTATATACCCCGTCGGAACCGCCGATTGGTCATTCACCATCATATCAAAGCCTCCGCAGAAATCTACATCATAGAAAGGAACGCCGTGAGACTGTTCCGAAAACGATGCTTCGCGTGCATCAGTATTCAGCATATTGCCTTTGCCGGTCAGTAGCCATTCTGCCGATACATTTTCACATTTTGAGTAAATCAAATCAGCGTCTAAAGTATTACGTGCAATCCAATTACTGATGCTTTGTGGTTTAAGTCCAAGTTTAGCGGCAAAAGCAGTTTTACTTCCGCCTGAAAAATAGGCTATTAATGCGTTTATCTGCTCGCTTTTATTCATTTTGAAATACTTATTTCATCATTTTGTTTGTTTTTACACAAAATGAATATATATTTGCATCGAAGTTTCAAATGAAACCTTTGTGACAAATATACGAAAATAATTGATTTTATGGCAAAAGTACTTGTAGAACATGGTGAGATCGTCAAGCTGGCACAGTTGCTCGGGGTTGCCCGCAAGACCGTCCGGGAAGCTTTAAGCGGCCAGACGAATACCCCGTTAGCCTGCAAAATACGCAAACTGGCCCTCGCCCGGGGTGGCGTCTTCAAACCGACACAAAATCCGACACAACTATGAACGAGCAGTGGATTATCCGCGAGAACTACGTCGGATCGGTGATATTCGGGATCCTGGCTCTCGGTGGAATCTTCGGCGTGTGCGCCGGGAACTTGATTCACCTGTTCACGATCATTGCCAGCGGCTCGGTAAGTTGGGCGCTGTGGCAAGAAGCAAGGCAAATCGAAAAACGACAATAATACTATGACACACTGAAAGTGATGGCGTAAACCTCGACAAATCCCGTGAACTCGCAGGGGTTGTCCGGAGCAATACCGGCACGGGAGCTCACTTATAAAACAATGTTATTATGAAATCGAACTTTGTTCATCCTCACTCTCATTTAGTACCCCTGAAAGAGATTCCTCGTGCACAAAGAGTATTACTTTATTCCCGCTATGGAACTCCACATAGGGATAATGCAGAGGTCTATAAAACTCGTCCGGAAACGGGAAGTCCGGTAGAGCTTTGTATAACTGCCGACAGACATCGACACCTTCCCACAAGAGCGAAGGTCCATAGCGGAACACATCGTAAATAACCTTGTCTAACTCCTTTTTGGATATCTCGGTCTTGTCTGTCGAGCGAAGATACACCAGATCAGCCTCTCCGCTTTCGAGTCCGAAATCATGATTGATTGAAATCGCATAATCGAGGTGATAAAGCCATGCAAAACTCTTGAAAATATCCAAGATAGGTTTCCGATACCGGTTGATGTTCGTACCCTCAAAATAAGAGACGGTTACATTCAAACGAAAGATCTTACCCATAATCGCTAAAAGTTTGTAGTTGACAGCACAAATATAGCGATTCTCCCGTGAACGCGTAAGGCGTTATCCGGAGCGATACCGGCACGGGAGTCCAATAAACGAGACAACAACATGCAACGATACGGTCAAACAATAGCAGTCACGGTGGAGGATCTGACGCGCAGCGACGACGGGAAAGCGATTATGTCAATGAATAATTACCGTAATCTCGTTCGCCGTAAACAGGTCAATATTCTCCGTCCCGGCAAAGGACTCGGATCGTGTGCCCTGATCGAGTATTCGTCGCTTCCGGAGCGGTTCCGCCGACGGTTCGAGTCCAAGTACGGCGATCCGGAGGTGCTGCTGAGCCGGGACAAATCGGCGCTGGTGATCAACGCCGAGGCACGCCGCTTCTTTGCCGGCCTCGAGCCGGGAACATTCCGACTCCCGAACGGGGAGACGCTCCCCGACGACAAGGTCGAGGAGTACACGCTGAACGCGTCTGTTCTGGACGCGCTGCACGAGGAGGTCGAGAAGCAACGCCTCGGCCGCAACCGCCTCAAGAACTCCACACGCATCGTTTGGGAGAATATTCTGGCTTCGGCCGAGCGCCTGCGGGCGGATTTCCACCATACGCTGCCCAACAACGAAGCCCGATTGAAAGACAAGGTGCGCACCTATGAGCGCGAGGGATTCATCTGCCTCGTCTCAAAGAAGTTCTGCAATGCGAACAAGACGAAGATCACACCCGAGGGCGGCCGACTGCTCGTCGCCCTGCGTCGCAGCCGCGTACCGGTCTATACCCTGCGCCAGATCTTCGACGAGTACAACCGGCGTGCCGAGCGCAAGGGGTGGAAGACGCTCGAATCGATGAACTCGGTCACCTCCTACCTGGAGCGGCCGGATGTAGCGCCGAAATGGTGGGCTGCGGTGTACGGAGAGCTCTCCGCCCGCCAGAAGTTCGACCGCAAGCAGCAGACGATTCTCCCCGGCGTGCGCGATGCGCTGTGGTATGGCGACGGTACGAAACTGAATCTCTACTACAAGGGGCGCGACAAGGATGGGAAACCGGTCAAGAAGACGGTCATGGTCTATGAGGTGATCGACGCATACAGCGAGATGATGCTCGGCTATTGTATCGGCGAGCGTGAGAATGCCGAATTGCAGCGCCGCGCCTTCCGCATGGCCATCGAAACGGCCGGCCACAAGCCCTTCGAGATCGTTACCGACAACCAGGGCGGACAGAAAACGACCGATTCGCTGAGTTTCATGTCGCGGATCTGCCGTATCAGCCGCACGACGGAACCGCACAGACCGCAGGCCAAGACCATCGAATCGATCTTCGGCCGGTTCCAGCGCGAAGTGCTGCATGGCGACTGGCGGTTTACGGGGCAGAATATTACGGCCACGAGTCGTGATTCCCGTCCGAACCTCGAGTTTGTCGAAGCCAACGCGGACGACCTCTACACATTCGAGGAGCTGTGTGCGGCCTATGCCGAATACCGCCAGCGATGGAATGACCTGCGTCATCCCGAATCGAAGATGAGCCGCCGGGAGATGTACCTGCGCTCGCAGAACCCCGAGGCCCCGGCCCTTTCGCAGTACGACTATATGGAGATGTTCTGGCGTGTTACGGAGCGCCCGAGCGAGTTCACCTCTTCGGGCATCGCCATTCAGGTCGAGGGACAACGGTACAGCTACGAGGTACTCGACGCCGAGGGGCATCCCGACATGGAGTTCCGCCGCTCGAACACCACACGCAAGTTCTTCGTCCGCTACGATCCGGATGACATGACGCGCGTATGGCTCTGCACAAAGCCGACCGTCGGCGGCCTGCGGATGGTAGTTCCGGCCGTCCCCTATGCGGTCGTTCACCGCGCCATCCAGGAGCAAACTCCCGAGGAGCAGGCCTTCCTGCGTAAAACGCTCGAAGCCAATAAACAAGAACGCGTTCGTCGTCAGATGGAGGGATACGAACTGGAGATTGCCCATGGGGTTGCCCCCGAACAGCACGGCTTGCGGACACCACGGCTTCAGGGCCTGTCGCGCCGGGCACAGGAGCAGCTGCTGGATCGATACGCCCGCGATATGACCTCCGAGAGCGGGATTTCGGATGAAACCTGCGAACCGATTGCCATCGGCCAGGTCGGGAAGCAGATAAGCAACATGACTTTCGATAAAGTATCATTATTAAACAAACTTTAAGATATGAAACTTACTAACGAACAGAAAGACGAGATCCGTCTTCTCCTTCAAAACTATGTGGCCCGGTATCCGAGCCAGAACAAGGCGGCGAACTCTTTGGTCGGGATCTCGGCCGGTACGCTATCGACGATTCTCAACGGCCGCTATGAGACGATCAGCGATGATATGTTCACCAAGCTCCGCGCCCAGATTGCCGGACAGCGGGGCGAAGACTGGCAACTCTCGCCGACAATGGTCTACCAGGAACTTTCGATGTTGCTGACCGATGCCCAGGAATACCAGAACGTCGCCTGGGCCGTCGCTCCGGCCGGGGCGGGTAAGACAACCACCATCCGCGACTTCGCCGCGCGCCATGAGAATGTCTTCGTGGTTTCCTGTTCGGAGGACATGCACCGCGGCGATTTCATCCGTGAAATGGCCCGGTCGGTCGGAGTGAATGTTTCGGACATGAGCCTTAAAGAGGCACTCGAGCGGGTCGTACGTCATCTGTTGACGCTTGATAAACCGTTACTCGTATTCGACGAAGGGGATAAGCTGGCAGATTCGATCTTTTACTACTTCATCACTATCTACAACCGACTGGAGAACTATTGCGGAATCATCTTCGTATCGACTCGCTATATCAAGCGGCGCATGGAGATCGGGTTGTCGTACAATAAGAAAGGCTATGATGAGATCCATTCGCGTATCTGTCGCAAGTTCGTGGAACTGACCCCGGCCACCTCCTACGAGGTTGCCGCCATCGCCCGGGCAAACGGTCTGACGGACGAGCGTGTTGTCAAAACGGTTGTGAAGGATGCCGCCACATGCGACTTCGACCTGCGCCGTGTCCGCCGCGAGATTCACAAACAGAAACGATTGGCCGCCATCGCCTCGAAATAATCTGTTCAAACACTTTTCAAATACCATCCGATCATGGGTAAATCACTCTCCGTATCACAGGCCTTGTCGATCCGTCGGTCCACGCTCCGTCTCGAAGGAGGATGGGGCAATTGCGTGGGCGAAATCGACCGTACCGGGGTCGTCTTTTTCTGGGGCAAGTCCGGTAACGGGAAAACCTCCGCCGTTCTATCGTTCGGCAAGGAGCTGGCCCGCTTTGGTCGCGTTCTTTACAATTCACTCGAGGAGGGTCTCTCCGTTTCGTTCCTGAACGCGCTGCGGCGTCATGCCATGCAGGACTGCGGCCGCCGGTTCCAGGTGGTAGCCGGAGAATCCATTGCAGATCTCGACGAACGGCTGTCGAAGCGCAAGTCTCCGGACTTCGTCATCATCGATTCATTCCAGTACACGCAACTTGACTACCGTCAGTACATCGCATTCAAGGAACGGCATCTGGACAAGATGCTCGTCTTCGTCAGCCATGCCGACGGAAAACAACCGGCAGGCCGGGCCGCGCGGTCGGTAATGTACGATGCCGGGCTGAAGATATGGGTCGAGGGATACAAAGCCTTTACGAACGGACGCTTCTTTGGGCCAACGGGAGAATATACGATCTGGCGCGAAAAAGCCGAGGAATACTGGGGAGACCCCAACAAACCGAAACCATTTTCAAAGAACGTAAAATAATGAAGATATACATCAGCGGTCGCATATCGGGCCGTCCGTTGGCACAGGTCAGGGAAGAGTTCGAGCAGGCTGAAATAAAATTGCGAAGATTCGGTTTTTTGCCGATAAATCCGATGAATAACGGTCTTCCGGCCGATGCCGCTTGGGAAGACCACATGGGACGAGACATCGCCATGCTGTTGCGTTGCCAGGCAATCTATATGCTGCCCGGCTGGCCAAGAAGTGAAGGGGCCACCCTTGAGTATCTGATTGCACGACAACGTCGAATGCGGATCTTCACGGCAGAATCGCCACTTGTAAAGACAGTAGAAAGAACTTTGTAAAACACGTCATACCATGAAAAACAAGCCGACCAGTTATGCCCGGTTTTATGCGCTTTTGCGGCAGATGCAAGGCGATCGGGAGCAGATCAAAGAAACGCTCATCCTACAATTTACAAAGGGGCGTACTACCTCTCTCCGGGAGATGCAGAAAGACGAGTATGAGGCGATGTGCAGAGCTATGGAGGCAGAGATCGAACATCCGGGTTTAAGTACCGAAGAGTTTCGTCGTGAACAGAAGCGGCTCCGCTCTGCGGTATTGCACCGGATGCAACGTCTCGGAGTCGACACCTCGGATTGGGATGTGGTCGATGCCTTCTGTTTGAGCAATCGAATTGCCAGAAAGGAGTTCGCCCGGCTTTCGCTCGCAGAACTCAGGGTGATGGTCTCAAAACTCGAAGCGATGGGACGAAAAGGATATTCCCGGCCCCGCAGAACAATGCTTCCCGTCATTGTTAAAACCAACCAATTGCCGAGCTAACCATGAAACCTGTAATTAAAACGATATCTGAAGTCAAAGATGCCAAGGAACATCTTGAAGACCAAATATCCTGCTTGCTGATGCAGTTCGAAAAAGATAACGGAATACATATCTCCGATTTAAGCATCTATCCGCGTGAAATCTACAATGAATAAGGGAAAATAACAGATCGTCAAATCGGAACCTCAATCGTTGTCAAATTATGACCAACCTTCCTTACCGCCAGGCAATGCTGATTAAACATACGGCATGGATGAACACTCGCTTGCTTACGCGGGGTCCTCGTCCGGAAGACGAGCGGTACGTGCCGCTCGCGGTGCGGATGCTTACGCTGGTCGGCTGCCTGAACTACGCGATGCTCGACCTTGAGTCCGAACTCACGGCATCCGGCTTGTTCCACCATGAAACCAAACGCCGCTATACGCAGGCCCAGACTTTGGTCACGCAGGCTCACGGCATCGCGTGGTCGATGCTTCGCAAGATCGACGACCGGGCCGCCCGGCAGTACAACGACAAGACGGACGAGGCGTATCGGACCATCAGCGGCTGTATCCTGTTGGAGGCTCCTCAAAGGTCTTACAACATCGTGCTGTCGCTGTGTAGGATCATCAGCTCTCTCAACGGTCGGATTTCGGGCCGCTACGACTTCAACCCGGCCAAACCTCTTGTACGCATCCCGGC